CGACACCCTTCATCACCTGGGCTTTGACCAAGTCCTGCATGGCGTCCTCGAGTTTCGGCTGCAGTTTCTGCCATCGGTCGATGCTGGTCTGCTCGAATGGTTTGCCGTCGCGTGCACGCGCGTTGATGCCGCGCAACAGGGCGACCATGTCGTCCTTCAGTCCGGTGGGGTCTGCAACGATGCTCGGCTCGTTGCTGGCCTTCTTGATGGCCTTCTCGAGCGCTGCGCCTGCCTTCTCGGTCAGCTTCAGGTGGGCGCGGGTAACGCTGCCGCCATTGGTCGTGTCCATGACCGACACCACGACGTTGTGGTCTTCGATCTGGTCCTTGTCGGTGCGGATGGCGTAGCCGTTCGACCGCGCTTGCTCGATGATCCTCTGCTCGGCCATTGTGACCGTGGCATTTGTATCCGTTACCGGCGCAGCCTTGACCTCCGCGTCTGGCCTTGCCTTCGGGTAGCGATCCCAGAGGTCTCGCTTGCGGGCGATCAGGGTGTTGGTGAGCTTTGCGCGCACATCAGGGTCAAGCGGACCCCACTGGTCGATGACTGCACGGATCTCGTCGTCGCTGATGGCCAGCACGCGGCGCACGCTGTCCTCGATCTGCTGGTCGGTGAGCTTGCCGAATACGCTTGCCGCCTGAGAGTTCAGGTTGTTGTCGCGCAGGCCGTCAATCTCGATCACGCTGTCGCCGAAGTCGGCACCCTTCAGGTTGCCTTGTGCCCGGTACCGCAAGCCGCCACCGGTGTCGACCCGCACCACGCGGTTGTTCAGTATCTTGAGGTTGTCGTAGGTCTGGCCGATGACGTCACGGTTCGCCAGCCAGGCATCGAACGCGAATCCTTCGGCTATGCCAGCAGGTTTGCCGGATTGCAGGGCCTTGCCGTCCTTCTTCAGTCCTTCCACCCAGCGGCTGGCGATGCCTTCCTTGCCGTTGACGGTCACGAGACGGTAATCGACCGACTCAATGCCACCGATACGGTACAGGGCAGCGGTCAGGGCCTCATTGCGGGCGTTGTCTATGCTGTTCGGCCACTTCACATACCACTTCTCGCCGGTCTCGGTGTCCTGGAACAGGCCGCCCGGGTTGCTGCCTTCCTGTGGGCCAATCTGGGTGAAGGCTGACCCGTCGATGGTGTTGGTGCTGATCGGTGGCTTGGTACCCTCATTGATGAAGGTACCATCGGGCTCTGGTGCTGGCGGTGGTGGTGCCAGCTTGGCCTTTTCCTTGTCGAGCTTGGTCAGAAACGCCTGCTTCTGGTCGTCTGGCAGGGAATCGAACGCGGCCTTCTGCTGTTCCGAGGGGATTTTCCCGCCCAGCACGGCCTTCTTGTAGTTCGACAGCATGCTGGACACATTGGCAGCTGCCTTCACCTCGATCAGCTTGGCCTCGAGCTTCGCAGCCTGGTCGATGACGGATAGTCCCTCGAGCTCCCCAGACTTCTGCAGGGCGACAAGCGCCTTGCCCTGTGCGCTGGTGGGGGTTGCTGCCTTGAACTCGTCCAGCTTGGCTGTGGCGGCTGCATTTGCCTTCAGCAGGGTGGTCTTCTGCTCAATGTCCTTGAGCAGTGCCAGCTGGGCTTCCTGCGGGAGTGCATCGAACGCGCTTTGTGCGCTGGCTGATGGTTTCTTGCCTGCGGTCAATGCTCCCTTGTATTCGCTGAGCCACGCCGACTGCTTGGCCTTGGCTGCTTTGAGCTTGGCCTCGTTCAGCAGCTGCACTGGGGCGAGCTCGGGATTCTTGGCCTGCAGGGATTTGATCGCGGTCGACAGGTACGGGGTCTTCTTGGCCAGCGCCTCGTCCATCTCGGCGATCGCCTTCTTCGCCGCCTGCTCCATCGGGTCGGGGAGTGTCGCGACCTTCTCGTTCAGCAGCTTCTTCAGGTTGTCGATGCGTGCCGATGCCGCATGACCGAAGCCAGGATCGACGCCTTGCGGAACCTTGATCGTTTTGCCGGTGCGCGGGTTTGTCCAGTCCTCGTACTTCGTTGGCGGGGCTTTGCTCACTTCCATGCCCAGCTGGTCAAGGTCGTCCTGGTCGAGCTGGATCACCGAGCAGCGACAGTTCCAGCCACACGGCGGGGTGTGGAACTTCCAGAAGGTGTCCGTGATTGGCCGAATGACGTTGTCCCACGTCCTGTGCTCCGCGCGCGTGCGGTAGTCGTCGATGGCGTCGTACATGAGGTAAGGCGCATCCTCGGCCTGTGCCTCGATCTGATCCCAATGGCCAGCAGCGTAGGCGCTCTGCATGTTGGTGCGGAAGATCGTCTGCAGGCGTGCAGGGCTTCCGAGCTGGGCAATGATGGTTTCGCCAGTGAGTGGATCCAGAACCGCCTGCCTGCCCCACCAGCCTTTCTGCTGCAGCATGGGGATCATGCTGTCTGCCCAGTCCCTGAACACCACGCCGTTCGCCAGCGCATCATCCAGCGACTTCTTCACGTCCGACAGCATGTCCACGTCCATCATCTTGGCAACAGTGAACGCAGCCTTGTGTTCGTCGCGCATCACGTCTTGCCATGCGAAAGACGGTTTCAAGCCCTTGGCCTGGAACTGGTCAATGGCCTCCTGCGCCGGGACGTCGAAGCCAGCCGACGGGATCGGGTTGTAGAAGTCGAGGATGCCGCGCATCAGATAAACACCTTAATCGATCCGCTTGTATCGCAGGATCGAGCCCTTCCATGTCCTGCTGGTACGGCCTGAGCCGACGCCGCCGTTCCCGAATCGGAACTTCATGGTGGCATCGTTTGTCACCGTGCACGCGAAAAGGATTTGCGTTGTATGCGGTTGATCTAGGTCAGCGTTCGCAACCCCGGTCGGGATTGTCAGCGTGACGTCGGAGCTTGTGACTATGTTTGCGACTTGCGCGGCGTTTGTCGCCGACTGGTTCACAACGGTGCCGCGCCCCTTCATCGTTCCAGCGGATACCTGGAAGCAGAATGCCCAGTCACCTGTCACGTTGTTGGCTGACATAACCACGTCCATAGAGATAAGGTAGTGCCCGCCAGCAACGACACTGAAATACAGATCAGTGTCATCTGTCACGTCCGAGTTGGTGACGTCCTGATTCGCCGACTTCACAACGACGGTGTAGCCTTCAGCCGCCCCGCCGTCTGCACCCGCTGGACCTGTAGCGCCAGTCGCACCCGTTGGCCCAATAAGCGAAATGCCAGCAGGCCATGACCCGGATGCCTTCGGGCCATACAGCGTTGTTGCGCCTTCCTCTATCTGAATCCAGTAGTCGCCATCAACCCCATCGCCGCTTGATGGAGCGCCAGAGCTTCCGCCCAAGATCGTTTTGCCATCGGCTCCAGCCGCGCCATTAGCTCCTGCTGCTCCTGCTGCTCCTGCTGCTCCTGCTGGTCCGGTTTCGCCGGTTGCGCCTGCAGGTCCTGCTGGGCCAGATATGACCGACTCGACCACCTGGGTCGGGCCGCTTACCGTTTCAACAATGGTGTCTGTCATCTTGTAACCTCGCGGGACAACTTCACTTTGCCGCCGCATAGTCTGGTCACCTCGGTGCCGCTCACCAGCTCGAGGTCGTACACGCCGGACACGAAGGACAACGCAGCCGTATCTGCCGCACTAATCACTAGCTCCACCTTGCCTTCCACTTCGGTGATGACGATGCGGTCATTCTCGGTCGTCAGGTCAAGCAGGGAGTCGGTGGCGTCGATGGATTCCCTGATCTGCATCCGTGCGGTGTATCCGGTCAGGTCGACCACCACCCCATCTGATTTCCACACCAGCGACTTCCTGAACGTCGCGCCCTGGTAGATCGTCAGGTCGATTTTCGCTGGCTCCATAAACTGCTACCTCTGTGCTCTGAACTTTCCCATCAGCCGGGAAACGAAGTTCGCCCGCTGTACCTTCTCCACTGTTTGATCGGATGGCTGCAAGGCGAGCAATTCAGCCAGGTGCTTGCTGAATGTCTCGTAGTCGCCGGACTCGTCTGCATAGGCCAGCAGATCGTTCACGCGGTCACCGATCACGTCTTCGTAACTTGCTGCGAACCTGCGGGCTGCTTCGACGATCACGGCCTGATCTGCGCGGTTGCCGGTCTTGAGCGTTGCCAGCCGTGCGATCTCCGCGAACTGCGGGTCTAGGCTCGGGTCTTGCCCCTGCGGTTGCTGTGCCAGCGGGTTGCCCAGCGGGTTGATCATGGCGTTGACGGCTTGTTTCTTTACCCAGCCTTCGCCGTAGGTCTCCTTGACGTATTCCTCGGTCGGTTCGTAACCCAACGAGATAATCCTTTCATCTCGCTCTGCACGTTTCACAAGGTCTTCAGCAGGCTTCGTGTTGCGCCATACGCGCGGGGGAGCGACACCCGGGAAATTGTATTCACACCACCACTTCACAACGCTGTTGTTGAACGACTCGCAGATCAGATCAGCGTCAGCCTGAACAACCATGTCGCGCACGCCGGCATGAGTTTCGGACTGGCTGCGGCTGCTTCCGTTGTCCGTGGTCATGGTCTGGGACAGGATGATCTTGGCGATCGCCGCGTCCATCGCCTCTTTCATGGTGTCGTAAGTGCCAGCACCAGAACGCGCGGCTTCCAGCAGTTGAACTTCTGCGCCCTCGGGAATGATCACGGCGGTGTCGGTGGAGATCGAACGCAGCGCGCCCAGCAACTTCCTGCGGAACTCTGGATCGTCTGCCTTGCCTTGGGGCGCGGTGCCTACCGCTGTCGGCATGCCGAACTTCTCGAGAAAGATCAGCCAGAACTTGATGTCGTTGCGCTTGAAGTATGTCGGCCAGTACAGCCAGTGAGCGAGGCCGAGGCCATACGGGTTGTCGTCGTGGTCTGCGCCGGTGTTCACCACCCAGAACTTGCGCTCTGGCATTGGCTGGACTTGCCCATCCTGACGCATCAGGCACAGCGTGTTGTCCATGTTGAAGCGGAAGCGGGAGCGGTCGCGCACCTTGATGTCGAAGTCGACCATGCTGCCGTTCAGCTGCCACATGACTTCACCGACACCGAAGCCCCAGAACACGGACCACAGCTGCTTCTCGGTGATGCTGTCGAAGTTGATGCGCTTCAGCAGGTCACGCAAGGCATCGGCTGCTTTCTTCGCCGCTCGGTTGTTCTCGATGCCGGGATCCACTTCCCAGCTGCTCGACACTACGGCAAGCCGGCGCTGCTGGAACACCGATTTGACCTGGTCGTCGCGGGCGACCTCGGCATAGACCTTGAATGTGCCACCTCTCGATGACATCACGCTGTCGGGATTGCTCATTAAGCTGAGGTACCTATCAGCGACCATGGCCGCTGACTCGTTTCCCGGCGCAAGCTCTTGTGTGTTCGGGGTCTTGATGTCTGCCATATCAGTATCCGTCGAGGTCGGTATCAGAACGCACAGTACCGAAGCCTGTTTCCATGTCTAGCTGCGACCCCTGCGACCCGTAGGCTCCCATGCCTGCGCGTTGCTGCCCTGAGCCCCATGCTTCCAGCGACATGCTGTCTTTGTGTGCCCACTTGAGGAACTGGCTCACGCTGTCCACCTGGTCTTTCGTGGTCGATAACGGAAAGCCGAAGAACTCCGACTCGAAGTCGATCAGCCACGGCGCTTCCTCTGGTAGTAACACGCGGCCAGACTCGACCAATGGGCTGACGTTCTGCGCTCGGATGACCTTGTCACCGTGTGGCGTTGGGTCGAATGGAATGACCGGCAGTCTGGTTTCTGCGCGCAGGGTCTGGATCAGCTGCGTGCCGCTGGCCTTGTCTTCGATGATGATGCCGGTGGGATTCCATGTTGCTGCGTGGTTCTTCACCGTGCGCAGCAGGGTCGGGAAGTCGACACGATCGCGCCAGACGTGCAGCAGGTACCAGTACAGGCTGGTCACCAGCCAGGTTGTGCACACGCTCGGATCGTTCAACTCTCCGGGCTTGTTGCCGGTGTCCCATGACTGGACGATGACGCCCTCGACTGGGGGCGTCTGGTAGCGCTGCACCCATAGCCGCTTGAATGTGCCGCCCTCGGATGGCTTGGGCCGCTGCTGGAACAGCGCCTCCCAGTTCCTTGATCCTTGGGTAACCTTTTCCTGTGCCCAATGCTCAGGGCTGAACCAATCGGTCCACAGCCATTCGCCGTGCTTGCGTCCGAGCGGGTCGCTCTCGGTCAAGCACTCGGCCTGCAGGCAGATGACGTACCACTGCTCGCCATCGCGTGCAGTCACCCACCCGCTCTGCCCATCCCAGTCTTTCGGCAGGATGCGGCCAGATAGATCGTCCTCGTGCCAGCGTGTCTGGATGATCAGGATGAATCCATTGGGCTTCAGGCGCGAACGCAGCGAGGTCTTGTATTCCTCCCAGACCTTTTCGCGGATGGTTTCCGAGTCGGCATCGGCCCTGCCTTTCACTGGGTCATCGATCACCAGTCCGTCGGCCCTGTTTCCGGTGATGCCAGACAGGATGCCGCCTGCCATGTAGCTGGACCCGTTGGTCAGTGCCCAGTCGTGCGCTGCCTTGTTGTCCGCCACCAGTTCGGTGCTGAACACTTCCTTGTACTGCCGGCTGCGCGTGATCTGTCGGCACTTGCGGCCGAACTTCGAGGCGAGGCTTGATCCGTAGCTGGCGCAGATGACATTCCTGCCCTGCTTCTTGCCCATGAACCATGTCGGGAAGGTGACCGTGCCATAGGTAGACTTGGCGCTGCCTGGTGGCATGAACATCATCACCCGCTTCTTGAGGCCAGCCTCGACCTCCATCAGGGTGCTGTTGATCAGCTCGTGGTGCGCTGCAGGTGTGACGTTGTCCGGGTAGAACTGCTCGCAGTCCGGATCGTCATTGATCGGCACACCCGGGATCTCGATGTACCGGCAGTAAGCGCTCAGGTCATCGCGTGCGCGTCGCCTGTGCTTTTCCTCGAGTAGCTGTAGCAGCTCGACCTTTTCAGCTGCTGCCATTGGCCTGCGCGGCCTCCGGCCCGAGTTTGTTGCTCAGTTCGAGGATGCGGGCGTCGAGCTCCGCGTCAGTCATCGGCTTGTATGGGTCTTTGCCGTCCGGTGTGGTCGGTGCGACCTTGGTCGGCGCATCGGTGCCGAGTATCTTGGCGCGCCTGTCCTGAATGCCCAGCAACACGCTCATGTAGCGCGGGTCACCTGTCTGGCCACCGGTTTCGATCTTGGCAAACCGACCACCGCCGCCCTTTGTGCCTGCTGGCCTGTCCTCGACCACCTTCTTCGAGTAGTCCTTCTTCGACTTTTCCCACTCTGCCAGCACTTCGGCCTCGTACAGGTCCAGCTTCGCCAGTTCGCGCGCCTTGATTTCGTCGATGGCTTCGCGTGCAGCTTCCTGCCAATCCTTCCGGATGATGACCAGCTCGCGCTTGACGGTTGCGACGCTGAGGTCTGTCTCCTTGGCGATCTGGTCAAGTGTGTTGTGCTTGAGGCGCAAGGTGGCAATCCGCTCACGGTCTGCCCTGCGCTGGTCTTTACTTCGTTTGTCCCCTGCCATAGCTCACATCATGTCGGCTCACTTCCGACCAGTTAAACGCACAAAACGGTCGATTTCAACCCTGAAAATGGCTTCCACAGCGTGGGCAGGTCACTTGATCGGGTGATTGGAGCAGGCTGGATGGCTTCGGATCACTGCCAATGATGCCGCCTTGCCCCTCGACTTCGGTCAGTAGGGCGTCCAGTGCCTCGTCGAGCTCGCCGTTGTATCGCAGGGCGTCGATCAGTTCGCGCAGCTTGGCGGTGTCGGTACCGGCATCAGCTGCCAGTGGATCCAGCACAGCCAGAACCAGTGCTTCTTCGCGCTCGGACAGGTCGACGTAGACCACCGGAACGGTTGCGCCGACCTTCACTGCTTCTTCGACTCGCAGGTGGCCGTCGATGATCTTGCCGCTGCGCTCGTTGACGATCACCCGCTTGATCCAGCCAAGCTGATCCAGGACGGTGGTCAGTGCCTGAGCCTGCTCGATCGGATGGTCGCGCCAATTTTTGTCGTTGGCAGTGAGTGTCGAGGCCATGACCTCGTCTGTGCGGGTGATGCGGTTCTTCATGCAAGCGTTCTCCTGGTGTGGTCGTAGTCAATGCCGAACAGCTGGCGCCCGATCTCGAGGGCGACCCGTTGCATCATGAACGGCGGGACGCTCATGCCGCAGACGTAGCGCATGTCCTGATCCAGCCGGTTGTAGTCATCCGGAAAGGTCTGCAGCCGCATTGCCTCGGCCTGCGTGATTTTCCGGTTCTCGGTCTGGTGGTACAGCGTGCAGGTAGCGGTCAGGGTAGGGGCTGGCCTGTCTGGGTGCAAGCGCACGAAGTTGAACAGGTTGCCCTTCGGGTGGGCATCCGCAAGGCATCCACCGGCTGGTGTGCGGGTCAGGTACTTCATGACACCGGCACTGGCTGGCCTTTCGGTCTCCTGTGTGGCTCCGTGGAGGGCTTCGCCTGCCGTGGTGGGCGTTTCCTTGTACTCGAGCTGGATCGGCTCACCGTCGCGCCTGGCGATGAAGAATGTCCGCTCCCTTGACTGTGGCACACCCATGCGGGAGGCGTTCAGCAGGAACAGCTGCGTCTGGTATCCGGCCTGCCGGAAGGCGTCAAAGATCTCGGACACGTACCCCTTCGCCTTGCCGATGATCAGGCCGCGGACGTTCTCGGCCACCACCACCCGAGGCTTCAGCTTGTCGGCGATGTCGATGAAGTGGAAGAACAGGTCATCCAGTCGCTGGCGTTGCTGGCCTTCGCGGAAGTAGGTCTCGATCCCCCACTTCTTCTGCCTGGCGCCGGCGGTCGAGAATGCGGAACAGGGTGGCGATCCGTCCAGGATGTCGAGCTCGTACAGTTCGCGCGGGAGGCTGGGCATGGCGGTGAAGTCCTGCACCGGCATCAGGTAGGAATGCTGGGGGTGATGGTTTGCCCGGTAGAGCTTCATCATGTCGGGGTCTATCTCGACGCCACCGAGCACCTGGTACCCCGCCAGCTTGTAGCCCATCGTCGAGCCACCGCCGCAGTGGAAGCAGGAAAATACCTTCAGGCCGTTGTGTCGGATGGTGGGCAATGCGGCCATGCGCCATGGGCCAATGAACAGGGCAGGATCACGAGAACTTGAACCCGCAATCGGGGCACTCGTGCTTGAACCCGCTGAAGTCTTCCTCGCCGTATTCCCTCGAGCCATCCTTGTCCTTGGTTATTTGCTCACCTTCCACCGCGCCGATCCGTTGCGCGACATCGTCCAGATACGCCATCAGGTCAGCGCTTCCGGTGTTTGCGTGCGCGAGCAGCTGGCCGAACAGCATGGCGTTTTCCTTGGCCATGTTGCTGATCGGGTCCAGTGTTGCCAGTGCGAGCAGTTCCTCGTCTTCCGTGAGCTCCACGTAATCGACCGGGATCGATTCCTCACCATTGCGCATGGCGATCATCACGCGGGCGTGACCGTCCACCAGGTGGCCAGTGCAGCGGTTCACGATGACGGCCTGAACAAAGCCAACATCCTGCAGGATGGCTTCGAGTGGTTTCTGTTGGTGCTCGGGATGGATTCGCCAGTTGAACGGATTGGCGAGCAGGTCTTCAGGTGCTTCGGTTCCATGCGCCACGATGCGGTTGTGCCAGGTCATGGAGTCGGCCTTGATTCAAGTCTTGGTGATGATGCCCATCCAGCCGGACAGGCGACACTTGCTGTCGAACATCGGGAAGGCGTTGCACCTGACCATGAACTGGGTGCCGTCCACATTGACGAAGGAATACTCGAGGCAGAACTCGCGCACCTGCTCGATGGCTGTTTCCCACTCTGCGAATACATGCGCCCTGCATCCCGGTCCGATTACGTTCAGCCAGCCATTGCCCAGCAGTTCCTCGGCGCTGCGCCCTGTCCATCGGCAATAGGTTCGGTTCACATGGATGCACTCGCCGCTTGCGTCTGTTTCAAAAACTGCAAAGGGGGAGTCCATAGTCAACAGCTTGTGCCGTTGCTCCTGGACGATCAGTCGGGCCTCGATGCGGTCGATAGCGTCGCGCATTGAACCGCCGCCGTTCGGGACAAGCTGATGCTTGATTGCGTCAAGGCTTTCGATGATGTCGGACACGTTGCCGGCGAAGTGCCAGACAGGCTTGACTCCCTTTTTCCACACAGCAATCATCGCTGCAATGATCACCCCTGCAGACCCCAGAAACTTGGCCGCGTGCTCGATTTGTTCCTCCGTAACCATACTGCCCGCCATCCTTCGCTGTCTCCACTGTTACGCTGACAGCGTCTTTCCGCTTTGAAGGTCTGCCAATGTCAGACCGCCCGTGTACTGGCAATGCGCCAGCTCCCTGAATGATTTCCACCTGCCAGCCCATTCGAGGCCGATCTGCTCGGCGATCTCGCCGCATACGGTGAACAGGTTCTCGTCATCCCATGCCGCCTTGCCGTTGACGATCGGGCAGAAGTCGAAGGCCAGCTTGTGGTTGTGCCAGCTTTGGCCGGGCTTGGCGTTTGTGACGATTTTGCCGGGCGCGGTGCGGCCTTGTGCGTAGAGTGCTGCCTGTGACTCGTGGTCGCGGTAGGTGCTGGTGATGATCACGTCGATGCCTGCGGCCTTGCAGCGACCCACGAAGGTGATCGCCATTCCAGCGACCTTTGGGTGGAGGTCTTCAAGTCGGCGTGAGTTGATCACCTTGCCACCCCCTTGATCTTCTCAGCTGTGCGCAACCCGCCAAGGCCCAGCATGCCAAGCAACAGGGTCAGCAGGTCGGCCATGTCGAGCGGTGGGGGAACAGGAACGGGGTTATCTGCGAAACCGGAAGACCAGGCAAGCATCGGACGGATCAGGAACGTGTAGAGCAATCCCAGCACGCAAACCCAGCCAACAGCAGGACGCCACCCGGCAACGAACACGCTTGAGCTTTGTGCTTCTGCCTGGTTGACAGCCAGCTGGCCCTTTGCCAGTTCGACCGTTGCAGTGAGTTCGGCCAGTTCGCCCGATTGCTGCATCTTGAGCAGTTCCAGCTTGGCCGCATCGCGTTGAGCTGGGTCAGGCCACAGTTTGTCGATGACCTTGCTGCCTATCTCAAGTGCTACGGTGATCGGGTCAAGCGCCATAGGTGTCTCGCTGTGTTTTGATTGGTAGCGGGGGAACGATTCGAACGTCCGACCTACCGGTTATGAGCCGATCGTTGCACACCAACGCAACTGCCCCGCAATGGATGTCCGAATTAGAACGGGTCGCAGTCAGGTTGTCAGGCTGCGACTCAGTCGCAGTGAGCGATGTCCTGCGCGGTCGATCAGCTTCTGGACGTAGGCTCGGTCTAGGCCGAACTCATAGGCGATACTGCGGATCGACTCACCATCGTTGACAAACCGCCGCACCATTTCCTCGTTGCGCACTGGCAGTAAAGCATTCACCTCGTTGGGCAGTTCGATGGATGTCCCGCCGTACTGCTTGCACAGACAGTGGGCCGGTGCCTGACCTATCGTAAGAACCAGAGGGTGCAGATCGTGCAGGTTGTCAGCTGTTGGAACCGACAGCAGCCGGTTGCTGAACCGCCGCACCAGGATGATCGTGGTCTGCATGCCGAGCAGCTGCGCCAGCTCTTTGACTATGAGGTTTGTTGCCATTCCTGATTCCCGCCTTGTGACGGGGTCAAAAAGTAACACATGCTGCCGTCATGTCAATGCAGGTCAGAACTCCTCGATCTGCCACCCGCCCCCCAGCTTCTTGCTTTGCTTCTTGATGGCGATGAACTTGATCGGGTACATATCCGCAGCGATTTTGATCTTCACGCGCGCGTCGTCTTCCCAGTGCCCCTTCACTTCGTGTGCTTCGAGCTCGCCAGTTGACCGCATCACGATGTAGTCAGGGGTGTAGAACGTGTTGTCTGCCAGCCGGAACTTCATGCACTCGAACTTGTACCAGGCCACCTTTCCGGTGTGCTTGAGCAGTTCGAGGTGATCGCCATAGGAAGCCTCGGTCTTGTTCATCTGGCCGGTTTTCAGCCGCCCGAGTGCCTGCATTGCCTGTTTCGGCGTTGGTGCCGCTTGCGGTTTCGCAGGCTTGGCAAAGAACCCGCCAGAGCTTCGCTTCTTCTGGATGTCGTCGAATTGCTGCTGCGTAATCTTCACTACAAAACCCTCAACAAACCTTTTTCCATGAATCGAATCTGTGTCTCAGCAATCGCTCGCACAATGTCACGGTATTGCCACTCGCCGCGCTGCCTTCCGTCGACCACGTCATGGCAGTGATGGCAGGCGTACATGCTGAAAATGTCGGGGATCTTCATCCCGATCCCTTTCATGCCTGTGCCTGGCGCATGAGCCAGCACGACTGTTTCGGTACCGGGCAGACAACCGCACAGACGGAGCGTGCAGTTCTCGCCGCGTGCGCTATCACGAAGCTTTTTACTTTTTACGATCACTACGTCTTCGCTCCAATTCAGTCCGAACGTCATCAGCCAGTCGGTCGCAGATTTTCTTGCCTCGCTTGGTTCTGACTGCATCGATGTATTCCTTCATGGCTGCCATGCTGCCATGCTGCCAAGGCTCAAGACGTGCCGAACCTCGCAGGCATGCCGCCATTCCTGGCTGCTCGTGTCACTCGCCGTGTCGATGGTCATGGTCGCTGGCCACGATCATGAGAGCGGCGACGAAGTAACCCGCAGGCACGCCGATAGTTAACCCAAGAATGAACCAGCCCATTACGTTCTCCCTTTTTCGATTAGTACTTGGTCGACCTTTGCGGGGTCGGTTTCGTCTGTTGCGTGGATGCAGTACCAGACGGCGTTCGTCAGTGCGGTGATCTGGTGCGGGACGTTGGCCGGGATCTCGATACACGCCGGCGCCTTGTATTCCTCGCGCAGCATCGACTTCAGGCCGTCCTTGTCTGTTTCCCATGTCTTCACTTCTACGCGCCCCTTGCCCAAGATCGACAGGTGCGTGTAGTCGTGCATGTGCTTCTCCACCCGCATGCCAGCGTCGATGCGCATTTCCTTGGCGTACAGGTGATCCGCGAAGTGGTGCTTGATGCCGAGCTGTTCGTCGAGGTTCATGCCTGCCCCCTCCGCTTCGCAGTCAGCCACCAGTCTTTCTGGTTGCCTTCTCGCTCGTAGGTGTATGGGTCGAATGTTGCGGCCCCTTCGTATCGCTCCGGCCATTCGCGCCAGAACCCCCACGGCTTGACGTTGCCAGCCCGGTGCATGAACAGCGTCCAGCAGGGCGCTGACCTGCCTGTTTTTCTTTGTCCGTATCTCAGTATTCCCACCTCTGCGGGGTCGTGAGTGTTCTCCCATTCATCCGGCAGCACCACCCGATGGAACGTGTCACCGGTCAGTGAGTTGAACCAGCGCACCTTGCGCGTGCCGCTGCGTGTTTCCTCGTAGTACCAACCCGAAAGGATCAGGCTGTATGCCTTCGACCAGGGATGATCATGAAGGGAACGATCCGGATCGCTGCCGACGAACTGGTGCAGGTAGAAGCGCCAGCCCAGCAGCGTGAACAGGTAGTACCGCTCGAGGTACGGCGTGTCGCCGTCGCTGATCTCGCGGAATGGCAGGAAGCTGGAAAGCCAAAACAGAAAACGATTCATTGCACACCCCCGAACATGTCTGGCTGCGTGCCTGCGAGTCGCGATCTGTGGGTCACAAACAGCACCCGCCTGCCGGTGATCGGGCAGGGTCGCTTCTCGCTTTCGGCGCATTCGACCAGTGGACCGCCCGGCTGGATCATCGGCGTGACTCGTCCGGATATGGTCGCGGTGTCTTCGTCCAGGGCAACCGCGATCTGGCGTCGAGTGACCCAGCCGTGTGCCTTGACGTAGTCCTCGATCCGGTCGGTCAGGTTCTGGTTCCGCAGGATCGCCTCGTTGATGTGGTGGTTCTCGATAGAACTTTCGCGAACGTGTGTTTTCATTGTTCACCCCCCTGGGCGGCTTCTTGGTTGGCTTGTTTTTTCGATGCGCCCAGCATGTCGAGCAGATCGGCGCATCGCTTGCTGGCTTCTTCCGGTGGAACGATCGGTCGAACCGGTTCCGGCAGGAACGGCATGTGGGCGGCGGTCTGATACCGCTTCGCGCCGGCGAGAATCTTTTCCGGGTGCGGGTAGCGCCAGTCCGGGTTCCCTTCGGCGATCATCCGTCTGGCATGGTCGAACGCCATGCGAAGTTCTTCGTCGGTCGGTTTCAGGATTGCTGCCCGGAACTCTTGCTTGGCCAGCTTGAGGTCCAGTTCGTTGCCGAATTGCTGGTTGAATGACCCGTTCCCCCAGACGACGCGCATCTTGGCGAAGAACTGGTCGACCCTGCGCTGTGCTTCTTGAGGTGTCCACGTCATGGCAGCATCCCCCCGTTTTCAAGCAGCGGGCCATAGGTGGCTTCTGCCATGCGGTCTGCCATGCTCTTGTGCTTGTTGTCACTGACCCACTCGGCCTTGAACGACTGCCAGCCTCGAGCGGTTGCGATGGCGATGGCGCTGGCTGTGGTGATGCCGGCCTTGTGCGCCTCGAGTTCGATCAGTGCGAGGGCTGTGGCTGTCAGCGGTGCCTTCTTGGCCTTGCGAACTTTCAGGAAATCCTGGGCCACCTGATCGGATAATCCATCGACCTGCGAGAGCAGGGCGAGTGGTGTGTGTTTTTTTATTACTACGTCAGTAGTAATAGGTAAAGGTGAAGGTAACGAAGCATTGCCCGAGCATTGCCCGAGCATTGGCTCAGGCATTGCCTGTGGTATAGCTGGGGCATTGCCCGTGGTATTGCCTGCGGCATCCTTCAGCCATCGCTTGGCTGCTCCTGCCTTGCCCTTCTCGCTGGCTTTCTGGACGTTGTCCAGGGCGTTGGCGAGTTCGAGGTCGATCCGCTTGTGATGCCATAGGTCGGCGTCGACGTCGAAGAACTCGGACAGGGTGTCGCGGTCTTCTGCCCATTCACTGATGTGCAAGCGGCATATAGCAGCCAGCCGCCTGTCATCAGCCGGAAGCGGTCCAGCGTTGCGCCAGTAGGCCATGATTAGCAACAGATAACCGCCATGCTGGCGGGTCGTCAGGTGCATGGTGTCGCCAAGATAGTTGGCGATGTAGAGCGGCATCCAGATGTCCGTCTTCTTACTGCTCACACCCGCACCCCGTCACCGAAAAAATCAGGGCGCAGCTGGTGGGGCTGAAAGACACCGCGTGTCATGTGGCACAGCTCGACCACCCGGTTCTCTGGCACACAGTTCTTTGCGATCCACTGGCTGACACCGCTCGGGGTAATTTCCAGCCGCCTGGCTACTGCGCTAGGCCCTCCTGCTGCCGCTATTGCCTGTTGAGTTATGTTTGGTAGTTGCTCGACTTGCATTGCATTTCATCCTCCGGTTGAAGTGGTACCGATAATAGTAGCAACTCATACCGCTTGGTAGTAGTATTTATTGCGGAAACTACCTATGGCACAGGAATCAGATAACGCTCAGGCATTCGCCCGCAGGCTGGTAGAGCTGATGAAAGCGAAGGGATTGACCAGCGACCGGAGCCGGTCGGGGGTCGATGTGACAGCGCTCGGGAAGGCTGTCGGCGTGAGCTATGAGATGGCGAGGCGCTACGTGGAAGGGCAGGCAATGCCCCGCCCTGACACTGCCGAGGCGATCGCCCACTGGCTGGGCGTGCCTGCTTCCGCACTGGTTTGGGGCGAGCCACTAGTACCAGGTGGA